TTAGATGTTAAAAAATGTGCCCAATACCATGTAGACAAACATGTAGTCAAAATGACACTTGAGGTGTCACAACTTTTATGTGGTGTTCATCACGTTTCTGGCGGTGACCCTGCAAATATCCCCTACAAGTTATCACATAAAAATCACCCTTGTTCCATATGGTCTCGTGAAAGTTTATCCAATTATTTGTATTTGTGTGAATTAGGTCTTGAATTGTGTAAAGAATACACACATAGATACGAAAAAAGACACAAGTCTCAAGATGTTATTGAATGGTGTATGGTTCATAAACCGAACATTCCCGACATTGGTTTAACTGAGCCGGCAAAGGCGATGCCTGACGAATATAAAACAAATTCTGTCGTTGAATCTTATAGAAATTATTACATGGGGGCAAAATCAGGGTTTGCGGTTTGGAAAAAAAGAGAAAAACCTTTTTGGTTTGAAAAAAAAGTATTAGATTTGCATTATGATTAAGATTAATAAAGATTTTAAAGGGGATGTGTGGATTTTTTCTGACCCACATTACAATCATACGAATATTTGTCGTGGGACTACTAAATGGCGCTTGCCAGACGGGTCGTTACCAATTAAACAGACTCGTGATTTCCCAAACTTAGAGAAGATGAACTCAGCAATTGTTGATAACATCAACCAAGTTGTTAAGCAAGGAGATATTTTGATTTGTCTTGGTGATTGGAGTTTTGGCGGTTTTGAATCAATTAAGGAATTTTGGGGTCAAATCATTTGCAAAAACATTCACTTGATTTTGGGTAACCACGACCATCATATTGAGAATAACAGAGAAGATTGTCAAGATTTGTTTTTGAGTGTTTCTCATTACAACACATTGGTGATTGGTGAACACAAATTTCAATTGATGCACTACCCGATTAGTTCTTGGGATGGACTAAATAAGGGTTTTATGCACCTTCACGGACACTGTCACCTTCCAACTCATATGAGATTTGGTAAAGGTCAAAGAATGGATGTTGGTATGGATGGTCACCCTGAGTTTAGACCATACCACATTATTAGAGAAGTAGTTCCAATGTTAAAGAAAAGACCGATTATGTCTGAAATGGATGGAGACCACCACACAGATGAAATCACAGGTAGAGATAAAGGATAATGAATACGAAATTATATTACAAATCGCCAAAGGATAGACATTTTGAAGAACTAAGGTCGGTGTGTATCAGATATTGGTCCACATTTGACGATACGTTTGGTTATGCCACCGAAAAAATCAATCAAGTTAAATCATTTGAAAATAATGAAGGTAACTTTATGACGATGGTAAAAATGATTCATCCTTTGGCTTGGGAAGTAATTGCAGAATTATTATCTTTGGAGGTAAGGAATCACATTAGTATTAGATTGGAAGCTGGTGGCGATTCATTAGAGGCAGATTTCTTCAATATTTGGGGAAACAATGAAGCTAAGAAAAAATATGGTCAATTAAATTAAATAAAATGTCAAGAATAGATAAATTAAAAGAACAGCATCCTGAACTCAATGTCAGTGTAATTGATTTGTTGTCTAAAGTAGACCCAACAGATTCACACAAATATACTGAGTTTTTGGTTAAAAGAATTAAAGAGTGGTATGGTGGTGGCACCATAGAAAAAACTCATATTGCTCTCGGTGTTGAATTAATCGGCACAGAGAATGTAGAAATTTTAAATGAATTTGAAATTCATTCAAAGGCAGGAAGAATTAAGAAAAACGATATTGGACAACATAAAGATTTTGTTTCATTATCTAAATCAGTTAATGAAGCTAAGGAAATTCTTAAACAAAAAGAAGCGGAGAAACAAACAATTAAATTGATGGATACCGATGAATATTGTATTATTATCCCGTTGAGTTACGAGGCATCCAAAATTTATGGTTCAGGTACTAAATGGTGTACCACTCAAGAAAGACATTGGAATGATTATAAAGATAAGTATAAACTAATCTATATCATCCAAAAAACCACCAATAAGAAATTTGCTATTTCTAGAAGAAAAGGTGATGATACCCAAATTCAGGCGTGGTTAGACAATGACTATGAGGTTAGTCCATTCTTATTACCATTACCTCCAGAAGTAATGACCATTATTACCGATGAAGTTAGAAAAAATGAATGTGTTAAAGATTTGATTAAATTTGATAAATCAATTGATATTAAACCTATGGGACACGATTTGTCGTCATTTATTTCAAAATATCTTAACAATTCGGTTTATGTTTCACAACCTAATTCATACTCTTCTATGTACGATGCAGATGTTCTTAAAGAGTTAATAAAGTTTTCAACTTATAGTTATAGGGATAATTTGTATTCATCAGTTGACACGGGGATTTACTATGACGTGCAAGACGAGGAAGACGATAGTTATATTAACACTCAGGATATTTTTTAATTATGTCTTGTAAAGAATGTCCTTGGAAAGTTAAGAATGGTCATAATGATATGATTGTGGGGTTTTCAATTAAAAATGAGAAACCCCACAATTGTCATATGACCAAAAATGGAGGAAAAAACCTTTGGAATGTAGAAGAAAACACAAAATGTAAAGGAAGAATAGAATATGAAAAATTTCTTGGTAATACAAAATAAATCATTATCTTTGTAGTATGAAAAAACTTTTCCTACTTCGTGGTCTTCCTGGCTCAGGTAAATCCACATTAGCAGAACAACTAGGAGGTTCTCATTTTGAAACCAATAAATACTTTGTGGATGAACACGGAAATTATAATTTTGATGGTTCAAAATTAAAAGTGGCACATCAATGGTGTCAAGAATTAGTTGGAACCGCAATGATTCTAAATCACACTACAGGTGAAAATGAAACAATTGTTGTATCCAACACATTTACCCAAGAATGGGAAATGCAATCATACTTTGACTTGGCAAAAAGTTGGGATTACACCGTATTCAGTATCGTAGTGGAAAACAGACACGGAGGTGTAAACCAACACGGAGTACCAGAAGAAAAACTACAATAAATGTCAGACAGATTCGAGATTAAATTAAAATAAAATGCAAACCCTTATATTCAACACCGCAACAAAACAAGTTAGACTCTTGAACGGACCTAGAGATAACGCAAGAGTTTTAGAAATTTTTGAAAACGTATCCACAGTTAGAGTGGAAGTAAATTACTACGAAGTAATGCAAAAAAATTCAACAGAAGAAGATGCAAAATCTATTCCTGTTATGAGAGTTCCAATTTCCAACACAAATATGATTTTACAGCATGAAAAATAAATTAATAAACTTTCTAATCGCATTGGTCATCGGGATTCTTGTGTTAGAATCAACACGATGGGCGTTTTTCCTAATGAACATATCTGACTCATTGTTATTTTATTTGGGTCTTTCAATAATCGCTTTAGAAATTTTTGTTGGAGGTTGGTATTTTATCAATTTCTTAAATAAAAAATTTCCTGAAAAAAATGATGAAGAATCAAAATAAATCACTATCTTTGTAACCAATTAAAAAAAAAATAAATATGACAAATTTAAAATTAGTATTCGGCGGAATCTTGGTAATCCTTTTGATTCTATTATCCCTCAACTCGTGTGAACGTATTGACGCAGGTCACGTAGGTGTTAAAGTTAACCTTTATGGTACAGGTAAAGGTGTTGATGATGTTACAGAAGTAACAGGTTTGGTTTTTTACAATCCTATTTCAACTAAAATCGTTGAATTTCCAACGTTTGTTAGACATAAAGAATACAAAGCTGTCATTGAAAATGGTAAAGTAGTTTCTGATGAATCGTTTGTTGTTAACTCTAAAGATGGTAGTGAATTCCACGTATCTCCTTTGATTAACTATTCTGTTCAACGTGAAAAAGTTCCTTATATTTTTAGCAAATATAGAGTTACTTTGGAACAATTGGAAAGTGGGTATTTGAAAACAGCTGTGTATGATGCTTTTAGGGTTGTTGCCAACTCATATACTGCAGATGCTTTGATTTCTAACCGTCAAGAATTTGAACTTAAAGTTAGAACAATGTTGAGAGAACAACTAACTAGTGAAGGATTCATTTTGGGTCAGTTTACCTCAAATCTAGTTTATCCAAATACATTTAAAAATGCTATTGAAGCTAAAAACAATGCCGTTCAAACAGCTCTAACAGCCGAGAACCAAGTTAAAACCGCTGAAGCTAATGCAAAAATCCAAGTGGCAACTGCTGAAGGTAACGCTCAGGCAATGTTGGCAACCGCAAGAGCTGAAGCAGAATCTAACAGATTGAGACAACAAACATTAACACCTATGTTGTTACAACAAATGTGGATTGAGAAGTGGAATGGAGCGGTTCCATCAACACAACTTGGTCCTGGTACCAATATGATGTTTAATGTGAAATAACAAAAACTAAAACTATGTAAAAATCCTCATCTTTATAGATGGGGATTTTTTTATTCCATAATTTTTCTTATATTTGCATCGTGAATCAATTTTTATACACATTAGAACAATACTCAAGGACTGGTCATCTATTCAAACAAGACCATCCTACACTACCATTGTCTATATGGAACTACACACCTGAAGTTCAATATGGTCAATCGTGGGATGAGGTTACTTTGCAGTGTCGTGGATTGGTTACCGATAATGAAGGTAATATTGTTGCTCGTCCATTTAAAAAGTTCTTCAACATAGAAGAAGGTAGACATACTCCAACCGAAGAGTTTGATGTGTTTGAAAAAATGGATGGTTCATTGGGTATTCTTTTTTATTATGAGAGTGGATTGTTAACTGATGAGGAAAGATACAACATATGGTTTGATAACAATTACGAAACAGGTATGGAAAGGTTTTTTGACCCAAACAATCTACCTGATTTTGAAAACCCATATTATAAACCAACACCAAAAACAAAAGGTGAATGGATATTTGCAAGTCGTGGTTCATTTACTTCGGACCAATCAAAAAAAGGTCGAGAATTACTTGAAAAGTATAACTACCAAAGATTGGATACTAACTACACTTATTTGTTTGAAATTATTTATTAGATTTATTCTTAAAATAGTATTGTTTTTTATTATATCTTATATTTATATGTAAAGATTAATTATGAATAAGGAAGCGTTTGTATATAGATGGAAAAACTTAACTAATGGTAAATCATATATTGGATATCATAAAGGGAGTATAAATGACGGATATATATCATCGTCTCGCAACGAAGAATTTTGGAATGATTTTAACAATCCAGAAATGAAGTGGGTTAGAAAAATTATAACAGAAGGGACTTCAAACGATTGTTTACAAATTGAACAAAGAATATTAAAAAAAATTGATATTAAGGATGATAAATATTATAATAATGCCAGAGGTTCTGAAATAATTTTCACCAAAAGTGTATTGGATAAAATGTCAAAATCTAATAAAAAACGATGGGAAAATATGACAGATGATGCTAAAGTAAGACACTCTAAAAAAATATCTGAAAGTAAAAAGGGTATCCCAAGACCAAAAGAGGTTGGTGAAAAGTTAAGTAAGTTATTAAAAGGAAAGTCCTTTGTAGAAAGATATGGGGAGGATAAAGCAAAGTTAATTGGTAAAAAAATTAGTGAGTCTAATAAAGGACAACATTATCATAGTGAAGAACATAAACAAAATTTAAGTTCAAAACTAGTAGGTAATAAATACGGTAAACACCAAAGTGAAAAAAGTAGACAACTAAAAAGAGAAAAATGGTTAATAAATAACCCTGGTAAAAATCCAACCGACGAGACTAGAAAAAAAATGAGTGAAAGTAGGAAAGGAATACCATCATTAAATAAAGGTGTTCCTAGAAGAAAAGTAACTTGTCCGTATTGTGGTAAAGAAGGTGGTAATGCCGTGATGATAAGATGGCATTTTGAAAATTGTAAAAATAAATAAAAAAATATATTATGGGAGGACAAAATAGAATAGTTGTGGACTATGGTGATATGGAAGATTTGGTATTACTTGGAATGATACATACCAAAACTGGATATGAGGTTGATATACATTTGGGTAATGATAGAGATATCAGGTTTAAAAACTTATTGAGAAATATTGGATTTAACATCGTTAAAAAGTATGATGGTATAAAGGATTACAACGCCTTAAAAGAAATGGTGGAAAACAACGCAGAAGGGTTTGTTGTTCTATTTTCTAATGGAGATAGAATGAAAGTTAAAGGTGAAGAATATCTCCGTCTTCATAAGATAATGACCAATATATCAACAACTGGTGTTTGGGAAATGTTATCAAATGGTAAAGACATAAACGAAGTGTTAAAAGATGTTCCTGATGAATTTTATAAAAAAGTTAAGGAATATGCCGACAGATTAAAGTATGGGTATTTCCAAGTTTCTGAACATTGCGGAAAATCTCACGACTATTTCCGTTATGGAAAATATAATGATAGAGACCCTGAACCGACAAAGAAAGAATATGCCGAGCATGTGATGAAATATTCTCACCCTCCATATCGTGCGGTTATGTTTGCAATGTGGGATGGAAAACCATATGATAAGATAATTTGGAATATACTTAAACCTGAATTTAAAAAACTATAACTATGAGAAAGAAATTAGAAATAATATATGAAAAAAATGTAAAATCTATGTTTGTATTAGATAAGGAAGGTGTATTTAAATCTATGGAGCAAGCATACGAATTAGGGTCACAAGAAGTTTTAGATTGGTTATCTAAGATGGATTATTTATCCGACAATATTGATTATATTATTGAGGAATGGAATAATAAAAACAATAAAAATAAGTTATGACAAACGAAGAACACTTAGAAGAAATTTTGATGGAGGCTTACACTCTTAAAATTGAGAGAGAAGTTTTTGATATGTCCGTTGAATTACGTAGGGAGTATCCTCGTTTAAGTACTGTTGATTTATTTGAGAAATCATTAAAAAAAGTAAAAGAAAATGTTAAAGAACTGGTTTGTTGCTCAGAATAAATTCACTTCCTTCAAAGGAAGGATTTGGTTTATACCTTGTATTAGTATTTGGTATGATAAGAATACTTTTTTAGAGACAGGAGTGGTTACACCTGCGTTTGGAATACAAATTGCGTGGTTGGGATGGGTATACAGTTTTATGTTACAAAAAGGATATTAATATGGAATTATTAGCAACACACCCTGTCAAAAAATCTGACTTAGGATTTCACGGAAACCTATTTGGGGGAAAATTATTATCTTGGGTTGACGCTGCAGTTGCAGCATACGCAATGGAGAAATGTCATACACAAAATATGATTACAATAGCCATAGACGAATGTGTATTTAAAAAACCTGCAAAAGAAAAACAATTAGTTAAAATCTATGCACAGATGACTAGTGTGGGTAATACATCTGCAACCTTCAAAATAGAGGCAAGAGCATTCAATGTCTTCAGAGGAGATGAAGTCATATTGTTGGCAACAAGAATGACGTTTGTTAGAGTGGATGAGGAAGGTGTTCCAATACCCATCTCAGAACAAGTAAAAAGAAAATTTAAAGAAGAGATAGATTTACTTAAAGAACCAATATAACTAAAATAAGAAATGAAAATTATAATATCCAAAAGAGACTTAGCCGATTCATACGTTAAATATGCCTGTGATGAAGTTACCGATAATACAATGACTATGGGTGAATTCATTAAAAAATTAGAAACAGATGAAGATTTTTATAAAAGATTTTTTCCTAAAGATATTAAAAATGATTATGATTGGTCAAACAACAACGAAATTGAAATAGATTAATGAAAAAATTGAAAGTTATGAATAAAGAACAACAAGAATTATTGGATGATGCCTTTAGTAAATTTTTAAAATATAAAAGAGAAAACCTTTTCGATACAAGATGGGATGTTATTATTGAGATGAATACATCTGATAACACCAAACCATATTTTGTTACTGGAAGACCTTTAATAAAAGAAGAATTCATCAACAAATGTAAAACCGATTCTGAGTTCTCTGAAAAGTGGGGATTAAAGATTGAGGAAAGGGAGTTGAGTATAGACGAAAGAAAATCTATTTACGAAAAAGAATACACTGATGGTATAAAAGTTCCAAATAATCATTGGTTAAACTCAAAATTAACAACAAGAAACATCCCTACCAAACTAATCACACTAACATATAACAACGAAACAATAGAAAGTTATGAGTAATATAGAACTATTATACGTCATACCTATTACATTAATTGTATTCTTTTTTATGTCCGTAATTGGAGTTACATTAATATCAGTTATTATTGGAGATATTGGAATGGGTGAAACAATGTTAAAAATATTATTTAGAGAAAAAAACAATAAAAAGTTATGAAGGGAATATTAACAAGGAATGAAGATGGTATTTGGACGGTAAAATGGTCTGATTTACATTCATTCGGTCACGGATGGCATTGGTCTTATACAGAACTATCTAATGATAGTAATTCAATCAAGTACATTAAAGATGGTGAAATTAAATATAACGTACTTAAAGAAGGTTTGGAAGTTGATTTCGAAATTATAACATCAGGATACGATAGGGTAAACTTTACACCAAATAATTCAGCTAAACTTATATTCCCAGAAGT